ACCGCCGTTTCGCAATGCTTCGATGATGCTTTCATTTTCGAGGGCAAGTGATGGGTCTATGTAACGTATTGCGCAAAGGCTGTTGAATTGGTTTCTTGTCATTTTCTTGTTTGGTTTGGTTTGGTTAATCTTGAAATTCTTGAGTTGGGTAGTTCTTGCACATGAATTGATGATCGAACTCATTCACATAATAAGTATTTTCATTTCCAACGTGAGAAACTTTGATTGCTCCGCTTGCTAGCCAGATCTCAGCGGTTTGAATTTCTATTTCACGCGGCAAATCTAGTTTGGTGGTAGTTGTCTTTGTTCTTGTCATTTGTTTGTTTGGTTTGGTTTGGTTTCGCTTAGCGATATGAAGAGAATGAACTATTCGTGATTCTTTGCAATATCTTTTTTATCTTTTTCTAAACTATTTTCATTTTTCCTTATTTTATCAGCATTGCAGGGCGTAAATTGTTAGGCTTTTTTATCGCTAAAAGATGCGATTTGAGCGTTTGGATGGACTATTTCGCACCGATGCTTGACGTTTTAGCGTGTTTATGCTTACTTACTCGCAAGACATTAGTTGCACCTAATCGAACAGTTTTCAGCTTACAAGCTACAAAGCCTCGAACGGTAGAAGTGCAATTCTCTGTTCGGGGTTTTTCCCTTTAAATATATCACCTAGCTTGACTAGGCTTCGAGACGCAAAGGGCTGCACAATGCAGTTCAGATTACCTAGGGATATGGCAAGCACTGATTACCGTCTATCATCTTGCACGATTTAAGAGCAGAATCCCGAAAGCCCCGCGATAGCATCAAGGCAGCTGGTAATCAGTCCGCAATCAAGGTTTACATCAAGTAAGCCTAAGAGACGGTTTTGCCCTATCCCAAAGGCTAATAACCCTTGTTCATTGCTTCTAGTCTAAAAGCTCTCAGCACCTATCAAAGCTCTTTCGCCTAAAGGTTAGCCAATAAGCCTTGCAGCTTAGCCAATCTTCTATTTCTTTTAGTTAATCTTTAAATAAGAGTACAAAGCAAGCCAAGCAGCAAACAAACTACAGCGACTCACGAGCTGCAGACAATGCCGAACGATAGCCTACCAGGTTACCACTAGCCAAGCGACAAGCGAACAACGCAACGCTAGGTTAGTACGTACACCGCCTAAGCTCGATCCACTCAGCAAGGTCACATTCAAACAAGTGATTAATTAACTAAGTCTAATAGATGATTTAAACAAGTGCTTAGATATCGGTTGATCCTCAAGAGAAAAAATAGCAACGCATGAGGCCAAGCTTCAAACGAGTGCTTAACTATTACATGCCAGGTCAAGCTAGGCTTTACATACTGGGCAGAATCCAAACAATTCTTTACATTGTAATCACTCAACTTGTCACAACATGCATAAAGCCAAATAGAACGATCGTATGAAATGCTTATGGCGTAAGGGTTTGGCGAGATTGCTGGCAAACTAGGCGATTGTTCCACAGAAAGCATGCCATTCAAGCGGTCGTTTGGCTTAGCTATGTAGCTACATTGTAGGCACGGGGGAGGCGGTCTAGCCTGCTGCGGCTGGTGAATCTAGATCGGTCAACTAGCCCAATAAAAAATGCTATAAAGGGGCTTCTGTTTTGTCACGTTATGGCATTGTTTTTTGAGACAAAAGAGCTTGCATAGTTTAGTTGATCTGGTAGAAGGGTGTATGACTGAGCGAGAACAAGTGGATGCGTTTGCGGAAGATCTGGGTAAGTTGATTGATCGGTATAGGTCTGAGTTTGATTTGACCATTGCTGGGGTGCTTGGTGTATTGGAATGTGCCAAGCTGGAGATATGGGAGGATAGCCGTGATGGTGGTGACTTTGAGATTGAATTTGAGTAATATGAGTAAGGAACGTAAAGCGTGTAAGTTTTGTTCGATGTTGGTAATGGAGGGTGAGGATGTTTGCCAGACGCATAACGTGGTGGAATGTTGTGCCTGTGGACGAGGAGCATTGTGGACAAGGCGAGCTAGTAAGTATATTTGTATGAACTTGGATTGTGAGTGGAGTAGTGGTGACTTGCCTAAGTATGGGGAATTGGATATAAGTTAATTATTATGAAGATATTTAAATCAAAGGATCATAGTGAGGAAGAGGCATTGCTTGCTAAGTATAAAGAATTATTAAAATGAAGATTACATTAGAACCAACTGCATTTACGAATAGTCCAGATACTTCATCCCCGAAGGTTGTTATTGATTTACCATTTGATAATTTAGATTTGACGCAGATTATGGAATACTTGATTAAACCAGCTTTGATAGGCTATGGGTTTAATGGTGATTTCATTGAATCTTATTTTGATGCGGAATAGGCTGTTTGCATAGTGGTTGACAAGTTAGTGGTGATAGGTTAATAACCAACTTACTTATGAGTTCTACGGCATTCAATTTACAGGGAGGCTCAGGCGGCCACGTTCTTAATTCAGGTGAAGGCGCACAGACGGGTAAGACCTATCGGTGGATTCAGATTGTTGAGGACACCGTATTTAGCACCCTTGCTGGCAACCTTACAAACATTGCAGACTTGCAAACTATTACGCACCTGGCAGGAACTGGGCTTGGAGGCAACTTCACAGCCGTTACTGTATCGAGTGGCACTTGCATTGCATACGACCAATAAACCGTGGCATCCTATCGTTCATATGGTGGGCTTGATGAACAATCGTTAAGTGATAACGATCGTGGTTTTTATGCCATTAACCAAAGGTTGCAACTAAACCAGCTCCAAGAAGGAGAGGTAAGGGAATCTTTGAATGGTAGAATGGAAGGGTATTGGAAGCCCCGTAAGGGAGTTGTGGAGAAAACATCTGCACTTACTACTGGTGAGATCCCATTGCAGTTACCTTTCTATTTAATAGATTCGCCTAAAACTATTTCGGCTGCTACTGTGCCAGTTACTGGGACTATTCGTATTACGGTAACGGGGCATGGGTTTGGATCAGGAACATCTGGTTGGGCTACGGTAGCGGGGCTTGATGCTGGTGTAAGCGGTAGTTACTTGCTTACATATTTTGATGCCAACACACTGGATTACACTGTTGCTGGGGTTACATCTGTAACTGATGGCACGGGGACATTATCTCAGATGCCTATTAACGATGTGGCAAATGCCAACGTAAGAGCATCATGTTTATTTAGTGACCCTAATACAAACAATAAAGAGTATGTCATTGTAGCGATGGATACCGTCGCCAAGAAGATCGACCTTGAAACCCTTGATGTTACTGACATCCCTTACCCATCTGGTGAGGCAATCAATGTTGATGGTGAAATGATACAGGTGTTTGATAAGGTCATGCTATTTAGAGATGGCCGCCAAGCATTAGAATGGTTTCCAAATGGTCGCCCGATATTGTCGGCATCCCAAACTACAACGGTAGTGACGATGAGTGTTCGTGAGCATGGTTTACTTGTTGGCACGGATATTACTATTACTGGTTTAACTGGTGGAGTTCCTGCTAATGGCACATACGCTGTAACCGAGGTAGTGGATGCGGATACCTTTAAATACGTATTTACAACTAGCCAAACCGTAGCTTCTTTTGGAGTTACTGTTGCAAGGGCTACTGATGGCTTTACGCTATCACCTGGAGGCACATACACGCAGCCACAGACGTTTAATATTACAGCCAAGGATGTAGATATACTAAGTGGATTGGTTACGGCGACAGTTGTTGGTAATTTAACGATAAAAATTGGTGATATAATCGTAATTCGCCAAGCAGCTACTATTGATTTTGCTGAAATGGTAGGTAAAGAATACCAAGTGGTTAGTGCTACGACAACTACCATTGAATGGTATGCACCAGTAGGGGATTACAACACATCAAGCACAGATATTTTTGAGTTTGGCGGTAGATTTAGCGTTGGCGGTGGATTTATGCACCAACCAGCAGCTCCTTGGGGTATTCATTTCCAAAGAAGGCTGTGGGTGCCGTATTACTACGAACAATCAGGCCTTTTCAACGCACCAGTTTATACTAGCCGCAAGATCACCGATGAAATTTCGGTATCAGATATTTTAGATACAACCACTTTTGACCAGATTGAAAACCAATTCCGTATTAGTGGTGGCACAGCGGATTATGTTGTAGGGATGCACGGTTTTTATGACGATGCCCTTATTGTTTTAAACAGAAACAGCCTTTACATAGTAAAAGGAACACTTGGTAGTTTGCTTGACGTTACAGTTAAAGAACTTACATCTGAAATTGGATGCTTGGCTAGAAAATCCGTAGTTATGAGGGGGAACACTATGATGTTTTTGTCAGACGATGGAGTCTATTCACTTGAGTTCATAGATGAATACAACCTTCGTGGTTCTGAAGAGCCTATTTCCAAGAACATTCAACCATATATTGACCGAATTAACAAAGATTATGCGGCAGAAGCTGTTGGTATATTGTTTGACAATAGGTATTATCTTGCTGTGGCACTTGATTCTGCGGTAGGAGCTAATGATGCTTACGGTAACAACTCGGTTCTTGTTTATAATTTTAAAAACAAAGGATGGGAATCGCTTGATACGTTTGGAGACAGTAGATTTTTGATTAAGAATCTTATTACTGGTGGTGCAGGTGTTAAAAACGATTTGTTTGCAGTAACTCAAAACGGTGGCTTGCATCAACTTGATGCAGTTGAAAGCTCTATTGACCGCCTTAACGTATCGAACGTGGGTGGATCATTGATTACTGCTACAATTAACGCGTCATTAACAACTCGTGGTTACGATTTAAAAACAATGGAGCGTAAAAGGTTTGCTGATGCCCAAATCAATATACAAAATATTGCTGGAGACACTGGTGAATACAATATTGCTTTTGCTACTGAAGATCCTGACAACGCTGTTATTATTGGTACGACCACACAGTTCCTTGGTGGGGAAGTATTAGCACCTAGCACAACGAATGAAGCAGAAACAGCAAGCATTAGGTGCAGACTTGCAGGCATCAGAGGATACACTGGAACGCTTATCTTGACACGGACTATTGGATCTCCTAAGATCAACTCAACTAAGTTAAGTGGATCAATAACAAATAGACAAATCATTTCACAGAAATAAATATGGGCGCAGTTAATACAACATACACTTTTGAAGCTACTGATACAATCACTAGCGCAAAGATGAATAACATTATTGACCAGACAACGGTAACCTCAGATGCTATTTTTGGGACTACCCTTGAGGTCGCGTCTGGAAAGCTTAAAGTTCGCTCCCAAGGTATTACTTCTAATGAGTTAGCTGCAAACGCTGTTACGACAACAACAATTACTGATTTAAATGTTACCACCGGAAAAGTTGCAGACCTTGCAGTCACAACAGGTAAACTTGCGGATCTTGGTGTTACCACTGGAAAACTTGCAGATGCAGCCGTAACTCCAGCAAAGTTATCTCAGCCATTGACATTAGCAACAGTTCAAAACAGCACCAGTGGAACAAGCATTGACTTTACTAGCATACCTAGCTGGGTAAAGAAAATTACCGTCATAGTTAGTGGTATTAGCATCAATGGAACTTCACCTATCATCGTTCAACTTGGAGATTCTGGTGGGTTTGAAACATCTGGATATACAGGTGGTGGATTTGAGATTAAAGGTACACCAGCAGGTGTTAATTCCACAACTGGCATCCTATTAGCACCTGCACCTATTGCTACAAACATAATGCACGGCATTTTAACACTTGTTAATTTGACCAGTAATACATGGGTATCCACATGGGTAGGTAATCTATCAGAAGCTGAACAAGGTTTAATTAGTTGCGATACAAAATCATTAACAGGCACATTGGATAGCATTAGATTAACCACCGCAGGAGGGGTTAATA